TAGAGCTACCTGCTCAAACATAAGCTTCTTAGCCGCTTCCTGTTTGTCAGCAATGTTGCTCTCACCACGCTTGGTGATATCATCGATGAAGTTCTTCTGCATCTCTGCCTTCTCTTTGAGATTAGACTTCTTCAGTTCCAGTAGCTTGATCTCCTCACGCAGCGCACGGACTCTCTCCTTAGTGATGACACTCATGGAGCTGAACACACGGATATCTAACAGGTCCTCAATCACGTCGCGGCGATTAGATGCAGTTAGCTGCATGAAGGGAACAAATGTACTAGAACCTAGGATAACGATTTGTGTGAAGGACTTATAGTTAACCTTGAGGATGTTCTCTTCTAGAGTGACTTGATTGTCGCGATCATCACCACGCTTATCGAGCAACTTCCCGTCCACTTCAATATCAAAGACATTGGGCTTAATCCCACGGCGGACAACATAGTCTCGGTTATTGCTGGTAAACTCGATTTCAACGAGGCAGTTCTTTTCATTGATACTATTAACTAGTTGAGGTTTATTTATTTTGCGAAAAGGTTTGTTAAAAAGAACAAACGTCAATGCGTCTAGGATGGTGCTCTTCCCAGCTCCATTGCTGCCAACGATTAGATTAGTATTGTTGGCAAGAAAGTTGATCTCGGTGAAGTTGTCACATGATGACAAGAAATTCTTATAACGTAGTTTCTTGAAAATAAGCATCAGTAATCAGCGGCAGGTGGGGGAAAGAAAGCGGCGTCGGGGGGAACAAAAAGATCATCTTCTTTGACAAATATGTAGTTGTGTCCCTTCTCGTTAAAGATATCAATGGCTGCACCTAGAGGGATCTCGGTAATCTGGAGCTCTAGGTCCTCGCCTACGCTATAATCTCTATCTTCCTCTAGCATTATAACATATCTTTCGGCATCATCACGTGATTGGAATATCAACACATTAGGAGCCTCCCCACCACTTCTGAGGGAATACACATCCATAGTTTCCTGTCTATGGCAGGTGAGGACATAAGCTTCTTCAGTCATACCTCACACGCTTCCAGGTAAATTTCGGACATGAGACTCTTTATATCATCCTTATTCAGGACACTTGCCTCAAAGTCCGCTTCATCAACGTAGCGGTTGAGAATGGAAAGGGTGTTTTCCTCAACATCACTCACATCAAACTCTTCCGCCTCCTGAACATTGAAGTTTTCTACGACTTTAATGTCAATAGGAGCTGCAGTGAAAAGTTTGTCTAGGTACCGATCAAAGCTCTTCTGGCTGGACTTCTTACGGACAACCACCTTAACAATTTTACCTTCATAGGGAGTAGGATCAAACAACTGGTGTTTATCATCCTCATAATGAATGACCGAGAAGAGAGTGTGGGGATTATTGACATACTCCATCTCATGAGTCTTGGTGTCAAAGAGAACGAAACCACGCTTGTCGTTCACGTCATTCCAGAACATCTCATAAGGATTACCAATGTAATGGATGTTCTCGGAGTTAGAGCGAGTGTGGAAGTGACCTGACAATACGGTCTGGTACTTATCAAAGATGGAGTTATCAATGTCACCGTCTTCATATTTGAAGCCACGGTATGCATAGAAACCACTAAGCTCTAGGTGACCCATGGCAGCACGGGCATCACTAGTCTCAATGAGACGCATACTCTCTTCCTCATTATCTTCACAGATCCAAGGCAACATTAGAATCTTTTCCCCATCAATCTCAATCTCAGTGGGGTTTTGGTAAGTGATGATGTTGTCGTAGTCCTGTAGGAGCAGGTCTGGGGAGTTGGTGTCGTTAGTATTCTTGTAGTAGCAGTCATGGTTACCCACGATCATGTGGACTTTATAGTCCCTCATGGGATCAAAGATGACCTGCTTAGCCCAGTTCAAGGACTGGTACTCGATCGATTTACGGCTGTCGAAGGCGTCTCCAAGGTGGAGAATGGTGTCCACACCACGTGCACGACAGGTAGGAAAGAACACCTCACTGTAGAAGCGCTCAAAGTGGTCCTGGAGATACTTGACGCCTTTACGGGCACCGATGTGGGTATCGGTGAGAATCGCAACTAGACTCATGAGTTTAGCTTGGTGATGAGGTTTTCTCGAATTGCATTATAGTCAGTACGGTACTCGGATGTCAAGTTCGAGTCAGCAGTCATCAGCGTCTCGAAGCCAGTCTTCTCAACGATCTTGTTTTTGATATCTAATTGACGCTTCTCTCGCTGAATGCGGCGAAGGAAAGCGTAGTGAATGATTTGTGTGAAATACGCAAAGGGGTTCCTTGATTTGTCTGGATCAAAGTTATGAATATATTGAATACAGTTTTCGATACCATCCGAAATCATATCTTCACGAAACATGTAGTTCACAAAGTTAGGCTTATAGCTCAAGTGTGTTGCAATCTTGAGGAAGCAAGAGCCTAAGTAATTACTGATTCGGGGCTTTGGTAGATCGTTGGATGCAGCTTCTGCAACCTGTTCACGGTACTCAATTAGAGCTGCTAAGAGCTCTTTGTTGTTTACGTAATGTTCTGATTTAGCCCTAGCCATAACATTGTAATAATCTTAACTAATATGTGTACATTATAGCATAAAAAAGAGACTCGTGTGAGAGGGGGTTGACACGTGTCTCTTTTTTTATTATAATCAGCCTTGTCAAGGTTGAAAAGACATCTATTAAGTAATTAGTGATCAGTAGGATCCATCTTATAGAGACGCTCTAGTCTCTCTCTAAATTCTTTTACTGATCCAACATACCCATACTCATCTTTAAATTCTTCGTGTCTTGGTATTTTTTGTTTTAGTTTGGGACCTGGATTAAGCTTTTTACTAAAGTAAGAACCGTACTCTTCTACAATCTCTGTTTCTTTTACTGAACTCATACCAATAATATTTTTAATATTAATTTCATGAATTTCAGTTTTGTTTAAAAGGATCCAGGGGGAGAGCTTGTACTCTTTACGACTCTTTTCTTCAATATAATCCACTATTTCTGCCAGTATCTCTTCTCCAGAGATAAGTTTAATTGATGCTAGTCTCATAGGACTACTCCTATCTTAGATTGATGTTTAGAATGTCATAGTTGAATTTCTCTTCGTTATATACTTTGATACGTTCAATGAGATGATTGAGAGTGTAGTTTTTTCTACTATTCTTTGTGGCATCATCAGCAATGTCATACAACATTGCCTTGGTCTTATTATTTCCTTTTCTAAGTACACGTCCAATACTTTGTAGATTGCGGACTCTAGACTTAGAGGGAGATGCAACGATTACATTGTGTAGGTTCTTGATATTAATTCCAGTACTGAACACACCGTATGATGCAATAATGATTGCGTTGTCTTCACGTTCAGTAATGGTACGCACTTCTTCGCGTGCTTCTACATCTACACCACCGTGAACAAAGAAGACATGGCGGTTATCATCTGTTTTATTATTTATGATATCAAACAATAACTTTCCATGATTCTCAACACGAGTAAACAATACCAGTGTATTACCTTTAACTTTTAAAGCTAAATTGGAGATAAAGTTATTGCGTCTTTCATGACCAATGAGATATTGGATCTCATCTTCATAGCGATTAAATACCTGTTCATCATGCTTGAGCAAGAGAACTTTAATGTCTAACTTAGCTACATGACCTGCTTCCATTAGCTCCTTTGTTCTAATGGTATTGTATGCAGGACCAAACAAACCTTCTAGTACCCACTTGTGAGTCTTACATCCGTCAAGAGTACCTGTGAAACCAAAGCGATACTTAGCGTCACAGCACTTGGACATAATTCCAGTGAGGCTCTTTGATTTGAAGTTATGGGCTTCATCACCAATGACTACGTTGTACTTCTGGAAGAACTTCTTATCCAACTTGTAGATAGACTGCCAGGTAGTAATGGTGACCTGCTTGTTTGTCTGAATCTCTTTACCACCATAGATTTTATGGCAGTATGATCCAACATCAAAACCATAGTCTTCAAAGTCCTTGTACATCTGCTCAACGAGAGATGTGGTAGGAACTACAATTAGGATGTTTTCTTCTCTCTGAGCATAGTATGCCACTAGGGCATAGATCATCAGGGACTTACCTGAGGCGGTAGGTGATATAATAAGCTTTCTATTACTTCGTAGGGCAGTGTAGATACCTTGGAGCTGATATTTCCTAGGCTTATAAGAAGTGATAGACTTAACCCAATCAACAACCCCTTCTGGAGAAATATTTTCATTCTCTTCGTATGGTAAACCGTAAAATTTGTTATCCCTAAACTCATACGTATAGTTGTACTGATCACAGAACGCAATGACACGATCTAAAAGACCTACGTAGATCTGTTTAGTTTGTGTAGAGAATAAGTGAATCTCACCATTCCAATGGCGATTGCGATAAGAGGGATGAAACTTAGCCCCAGGTACCTCAAAAGTAAAAGCATCTCTTAGCTCATACTGGATATGAGGTTCACATTCAATTGTGAGGTAGACTTCGTTTTTCTTGCTGATTACCAAGTCAGACATAATAAAAAATCAGCTAAAAATATTTAGCTGACTTTCCGAAGAGTATATTTAGAAGCCCATCCCTGTCTGGAATTTGAGGAACTCTATTGCATTTTTAACGTGGTAAGTCCTACCATGAATCATTTTAAGAATGTCTTCTAAGGTCTCTAGCATGACTTGGGTGTATTCCTTTTTAAGTCGTGCTTTGGAGACATGTGGATCTGCATTCATATGCATAGTCATGGATTCTTTGTCTCTTACCTTATAGCCCAGGGGTTCTTCTACATAGGCTTCTGCTAATGCTTTACCTGAGTAATAGTTGTAGCGCTCAAGCTTGATCTTATTATAATTATCCTCAGACTTTTTGTGGAGAAGCTTTACTGTTGTGTACACTGTATGGTACTTCTGGTGGAGCTGGGGAATCTTAATTGACTCATCGTGGAGGTTATCCATATCCATCTTTGAGTCCCTTTCCCACATCTCCTGAATGGTCTCTAGGTTCATGAGTTAACATAATCTGGTGTAAGGGGTTTCCCATCTGGATCACAGATTTGCATGTAGAGGAAATTAAAAGTCACAGTGGCAGTGAGATAATTAATGTCATCCTCCTTAGCATTAAATTCGAGAGCAGAAAGGGAGGTGGGATATAAATCCCAGAACTTAACGAGAGCAATCTCGTTATAGTTGCTATTAAGTATTGCTAGTGTAGCATCTGTGTACTGTAATTTCAAGTCTGTCTGACCATCTTCATTTTTAACATACTTATCAAACTGTGCCATAGACTCAGGGAATCCAAGACCATACATCCAGTTACTGATTGTAGTATAGTTAAGCATGTCCTCATCAACGAGGAATTCTATGGGGAGCTCACCAAATTCCACCCTAGTCCCAGGATGCATAATCTGTTTTAGGTATTGAGCTTGTTCTGCACCTCCCAATGTAATAGCAGGGATGGTTGCTACATTAGAAAAAAACGAAACCTTGGGATATCTAGCAAGAGTGAATAAGAAACCTATGGGACTCATGTAGTTTCTATTCTTGAGCTGCTTATAATAGATATCGGGGGTACTCATTACCGGCGTTTCGTAAGCTACCTCTATTTATATCAAGGCATAAAAAAAGACCCCCCGCAGGGGGGTCCAGCCATCGTTAGGCTTTAGAACTCATACCTTAGACCGATTTTGGTCTTGTAATCGTTCAATGGACCAGTGATCATCTCAACATCACCATAAAGGTTTAGACCTTCGGTGAGTTCAGTTTCGCCACCAACTTCAAGTGCTAGACGGGTGTCAGCACTCTCATCCTGTAGAAGGTACATCTCAGGACCAAGCTCTAGATAAGCGCTGGTTGTTTCTGTGATTTCCTTCTCGTAGCCTACACGTGCGCGGACGCGGCTTCTCTCGTAATCGTCACCTTCCCAAGTCGATTTAACGTCCGAAAAGACGTAAAAACCTTCAGCATTGGCTGCAGGAGCGACCATAGGAATAACGGCTAGAGCAGCTAGTGCATACTTAAGCATGTTTTTTCTCCAATATAGTAAAACACGATCAACCGAAATTGATCCGTAATATTATACCACACAACTAGGCACCTTTGCCTACGGTCATTCTTTGTAATGTCTTTATAAAAAAAGAGCCCCCCTAGTGGGGAGCCCTTCAAACCTCGTCGGAAGTTTATTTTGAGTGCGCCTTGGCGCCAGAATCACATTAGGTTCTTGACCTGTACGCGACGGTAGTAGACGTTGCTGTTAGGAATGATGCGACCTAGACCTTCGGTGAGACCCTCAGCGAAGGGGTTAGCAATCATGCCGTAGCGAGTCTTGAACCCGATGCGAGGCTGGAAGCTGACCTGACCAACCGCACGAACCATCTGGAGGGGAACGTAGGGGCAGTAGAATAGACCAGCGTCATAAGGGGAAGAGCCCTTATAACCAGCAACATAGTACTGGCTGGAGCTGACGTTAGCAGCATAGGGATCGATATAAACGCGATACTTACCTTGTAGAACACCAGCGAAGGTGTTACCAGTGTCATCAACGTTTAGGTTAGCGCTTAGAGCAGGAGTGTAATCTAGAACACCAGCCATGGTTAGAGCACTTGCAACGTCTGCAGAGCAGAGGATGAAGTTGCCCTTCCCGCGACGAGTTTGCTCGGCGATTGCGTTAGCATCGCGCTCGATCTGGAAGATTAGACCCTTGAATTTCTCAACAGACCAACGACCGTTGGAGTCAACGTCTAGGTCAAATACGCCAGGGGTGGCTACGTTAGCCTGAGCACCGTACTTAGCAGTCTTGTAGATAGTACGGATAACCTCACGGTTGATTTCAGCTAGGATCTCAGAAGAGAGAATGTTAGCTAGCTCAGCCTCAGCATTTAGACCATGGATAGCCTTGAGGTCTTGGGCTAGTTCCATTGAGTAGTTAGCCTTTAGAGCGCGGCTCTTGGCGGTAACTGTTAGCTTCTCGATGGAGAAGCTCATCTCATTGAACTGAGGACCAGCAGGATCAACACCTAGAAGTTCAGCGTCCTGAGTGGACATACCTTGACCCACGTTGTAGGCTTCCTGGTTGCCAGGGAAACCTGCTTCGGGGTTGAGGAGGGAGGGGTTGCTGCCCTGTTGAGCTGTAGTACCGAAACCAACGGTAGCACCAGCGCCGACTTGACCAGAGTAGTTGCCCTGAGTAGCGTCGAATGTGCTATTCTGACCAGAATAGGCAGAGTCAACTTCATCGTAGAAGGTCTCAGGACCGATCTGATCCTTATAACGTGAACGCATCGCGAAGATGAGTCCAGTAGGACCGTTCATGGGCTGCACACCGCATAGATCATATGCGATGAGGTTGGGCATAGAACGACGGATGAGGCTGATTAGAACGGGGTCGAAACCAGCAACTGGACCTTCAGCGTTAGCAGGACCAGAGAAACCAGCGTTGTCTACACCAGCACCAGGATTGGTGTTAGACTGGGTGTAGGTACCGCCAGTACCATAAAGTTCTTGTAGAGACTGACCAGAAGCGAAAGCACGCTCTTCAGCTAGTGCGATCTCTTGGTTCTCTAGGAGTTGGGCTGTAACAGCACGCTTATGAGCGTCTTCAATCTTTTCGGAGCCGTGGTCTAGAATAGGAGCCCACTTCTCCATTAGCTGCTCAGCGTTAGCAGAGTTGTACATCATTGGTTTAATACCTCTTTTGGTGAAAAATGT